ATCATTAGGCGAAGTGGTCTGGAAGCCGAATACATCAGCATTTTCAGTTAGCCACTTGTCAATCTGGTCTGGTGCCGTCACATCCGCAGGAATGAACTTTGCGATTTGTGGCTTGACACCCTTTGTTGCTAAAGCAGTTTCGATTTCACGAGTCCGCTCTTTTGCCTGGTATTTGGCAAGTTCTGCGGCCGCGGCATCGGCACGGTCCTTCTCGGCCTTTAACGCCTTACGAAGTTGGGCTGGACCCTCATTCGTATTTGCTGGCGCATCAGGTACCTCAATGGTGTACTCATTGCCTTCGTCATCTGTTACTGTCTTTGTTGCCATATCTGGCTCTCCCTTATTGGTTAAACGCAGGCCTAGTTGTAAATCGGGGAATAAACAACTGCTCCTACTTCCAGTCTTATGTTACGTAGCACCGACGCTGGCGGGTCGGGCAAGATTAAAATGCGGTGACTTCGCTACCGCGTAGTGAGTTTTTATCAACTCCAGAAGAACCAGAGAACTGGTTTACTTCTTGTGCTTTTAGGTGAGTAAGGTCAACTTGAGCCTGTGCTCCGCCTTGACCACCAAATGTAGCCGCAACTAATTGAGACTGTACATTGTTAGGGTCTTTGTAGATTGCCGCTAACTTCTGGTCTGTGTTAAGTTCAGTTCCAATTTGACCAAATCCCTGTTCGGCTTGAGATTGGGTTACCCCAAGAGCCGCATACTGCTCGGCTGTAGCCTGGTCGGTTGCAATGTTCTGACGGTTACCAGCAGCACCGAAGGTAGCGGCGGCTGTTTGACGTTGCAAGAGTGGCAAAGCGGTTTCTGGGTCAAGTGCGTGAGCAATCATGTCACTAGGAGTAAGCCCGTAGTAATTTTGAAGGGTCTGGGTGTAAAATGGGTCTTGGTTGGCAATGGACTTGGCCGCTGTGTTTACACGGTCTTGAAGTTCGGTTGGGGCTATGTCACCACCAATTAAGTTTCCAAGTTGTTCTTGGCTTGAATAAAACCCTGCTGGAACACCAGCCGCGTGAAAAATGTCGTTATATGAATTTTCCGTAGCAATGTAATCAGCCGCACTTAATGGCGTTAATCCGTTGGCTATACGGCCATTGGGACCGTAGTTGCCAGAGAACCGTGTCTGCCATGCTGTAGCAAGACCAGAGATTGCTGGGTCAGAATTCTTAATCGAGCCAGGGTCTTGGATAATTGCTTGAATGGTAGCGGCATCGTAATTGCTTTGTTGAAGTTTAAGTATGCCATTGCTGATAGAACCATCTGTATCAAGACCATAACCAGAAAGCGTTGACTTTAATAAGGCAAAAGCGTTCTGGTTACTTATTGTGTTATTAGCGGCATCAGTAGCGGCTGCATTTGCTGCGGCAGTTTTTGCCGTACCAGATGCCAGTAAGGCCGATGAATAGGTTGCAAAAGCACGCTGGTCTGTAAAAACGGTTCCATCTGAGGCGGTCCAGGTTTGGCTTGGGTCTGGTTTGGTAGTAGTGGGTGGTTTAACGGTGTCAACCGTTTTAGGGTCAATACCAGGGTCCATGTCTTTAACTCGTGCAGTTGTCGCCATTAGTGCACCAATCCAAATCCTTGAAGAATAGAACTGGCCGTATCCATCAAACTGTTACGAGCGTTGCCAGTAGTAAGCCATTCTGGAGTAGCCTTGATTTGACTCATAAACTGGTCAAGTGGAAGTGGGTTTGTCCCATCACCCTGTAAGGCTTTAGTAATCAATCCATTGGTTCCAGTGAAATCACCAAGAGTGAAGTTGTCTGCTGGCTTTTCAAGCAGGTTGGATGCTGTTCCAAGGTATGAACCAGCCAAAGACTGCACGCTTTCGCCATTGGCTATCTGAGCGGCAAATGGCTTGTAGAGTTGAGCGGCCTTGGTACGCATAGCGGCTTGCTCGCTATCAAGGGTTGTATAGCCTTGAGAGATAGCATCAGCCGTGCTGGTAAACCAGTCACCAGTAGCCTTGCCTTGTCCAGCGGCTCCAGTCCATTGGGATGGAAGCGTATTTGGGTTAATACCGTATTGTTGTGCGTATTGCTTGAGGCCAGCGGCAGTTGTAGCCAACTTACCTTCTGGAGTAAACTTGTCAGCCTGGGTGGAGATAGAAGCGTGAGAAGCCACAAAACGGTCAAGTGTTGTCTGGTCTGGCGTATTGCTAAAATAAGCCTGTAAGAACGTATTGGTTCCGCTGTTGCCAGCGGCGGCGGCTTTAATCTGGTCTGGGGTTGGATTATCCCCAAGTGATTGACCAAAGATAGATGGGTCATAACCTTGACGTAGGGCAGACTCTTGAAGCAACTTTAACTTATCGTTGTATTGCTGTGCCCAAGCCTGCGCATTACCATAAAAAGCAGTGTCGTAATCGCGTGTAGACTGTCCAACTTTTTGCCAATTTGGGTCCGCATGTATAGCCTGAGTAAACTTGTCAGCAGTCCAGCCACCTTTGATGGCTTGGTTAAGGTAGTTTTCCATCCATGGTGTGGCAGCAGCCCAGGCTGCAATTCCGCCATATTTTTGGATAAATGACTTCTGCTCAGCATTAGTTGTAGCGGCATCCCAGCCAGAGTTTTCGCCCATTGGCGCATTAGACGGAGTGCCTAATTGTCCCGCGTGGGTTACTTGGTCTGGAGTTTTACCACCAGTACTTTTGCCGCTAGAACTTTGACCATTGAGTGTCTGTGCCGTACCGCCAGTATTTTGATTAGCGGCAACGCCAGTTGCGGGGGTTCCAACACCCTTACTCAAAGATGCAATTTGGGCATCTATTTTTGAAGTGTCTTCACCAAATAGTACTCCGATATCGCGTTGCTTTTGCAATGCGGCCAACTGCGCAGTATCCGAATTATTTTGTAAATTTGTTGCATTTTTATTTTTAAGCGCGGTATTCTGTTGAGCAACATAAACATCGGCATTTTTCTTTAATTCGTCAATACCCTGTTGGTCATTTTGCCATTGATTATAGATAGCATTTTGTTGCTTGTACTCATTTGCCAACTTTTGGATTTCGGGACTATTTGCATCTTCACCCTGAGCAATCAACTGATTGCGTTGTTCACGAATCTTTACAATCGCCGCAGATGCGGCACCAGCCTGCTCAGCCGTATATTGACTTGTTGGGGTTGCCTCTTGAAGTTGTGTTTGTAATTGGGCAATTTGTCCCTGTAAATCTTTAACTTTAGGATTGCTTGCAGAAATTAAATTCAAATCATTTGGGTCACCATTGGGATTGAAATTTTGCAGTTGTTCCTTGGCGCGAGCAAGGCGCAAATAAATGTCATTGTAGGAAAGTGTTTGTGACTTAACATTCTTTTTATCAGCCACTAAATGACCCCTTAAACTGGTCTGCCATGTTTTGCAGAGCGTTCATGTATGTGCCAGCAATGTTGTATTGCCGTGCTTCGCCTGTACCGCGAATAATGTTTTGAATAAATGATGTTGGGTCTACACCCTGGGTAAGCATAGAACCAGTTTGCGTAAATGGTTTTGCTGTATTCTGGTCGTAATTCAATTGGCTGTGTTGCAAACCAGGGTTTGCCTTTTCAGCCGCAAGAAGTTCTTGACCATAGGTGGCAATTTCTTCTGGCGTAGCCAAACGACCAACCAATTGTTGCATAGCAGAATTAACGATAGATGCAACATCTTGTGGGGATGTTTGCGTCTCGTAAGTGGTATTTACAGTTTTTGGTTGGTAGTTAAGGCTTACGGGAAGTCCATTTGCACCAATTGAACTAGTTTGTCCATTTGCGGCGGCATACCCCTGCCCAAAGGCAGATGTGCCACTTGCAGTATTTGCATTTGGGTTAATGGGCGTATTGCTTACTTGTACCGTTGGTGTACTACCACTCATTAGGTCACCTTCTTAAATACGCCGTTAATAACATTTGCAAGTTCTGGATTTGTTACAGCAAGGTTTGTTACATAATCAAACCAAGCATTTTTAATCCGTGAATACTCTGGTGTAAACCGAAGTCCATGGTCAATGGTGTTTTGCTGTAGCAAAGCATGATAATCTGCATAACTTGCCAACAATTGCTGTATTCCAGGGGCTTGTGGGGAATTGCCAAGTTGATTCTTTGCATTTAGCGTCTGCAAATCTGTCAATGCTTTTTTGGCATATTCTGTCCGAGTTGGATTCAAATAGTCAGCATACCAAATGGGGTTACTTTCACCATACTGGGCAACAACATTTTTCCAAACAGTTGTAGCAGTATTTTGGGCAACCCGATTGCCTGTAGCCTGAGCGCTCTTCAAAACATTCTCGTAATCTGCCAAAGAAGGGCCCAAATCAGACCAACCTTTTGCAACAAATACAGATGTCAAAAAGTCTTTTGGAGCCAGCGTTTCACGAAGGTGCATCGTGAGCAATTTCTGTTCAATCTTGAGTGAATCTGGCGTTCCAGCAACTTGTGGGACAAGATAGGCTGCTCCATTTGGATTGGATGCCATAATGTTCTTATTGGTCGCCAACCATTGAAGCGTGCTATCTGCCAAAGGTAAAGCCGCTCCACCAGCACCAGATGTTGTCTTGGATGTGGTGTAAACCACGCTACGGTCACCATACTTGTCCATAAACTCTGCCGTAGCAGTTTTAAGGTCAAGTCCTTGACCACCTTGAGACTTTGGAAGTGTCATGGTTACAAACTCAGACCGCAGTGTTTGTAGGTCTTTGTTGTAGTAGTCGTTGGAAACATTTGGAGACAACGGGAGGAAGAAAGCCAAAATACCCTTAACAAACAAGTTTGTTCGGGCGTTGTGCTCAATTTTGTCCATAATGGCTTGCTGTTCGGCGGGTGGCATTTGCGCATAAGACAAAGTTCCATTTGAACCATCTGGGATATCGCCATGGTAGTAAGCCGCTGCCACAGCAGAAAGGAATGAGTTGTGAACCGTTGTTTCCTTATCATCCATTGAAAAGCCGTTATATAAATCCCGAATAGATGAATTTGGAAGTAAAGCGTTAATCCAATCTGTTGCAGGATAGCCACCCGTAAGGGCGTTATCTGCTGGAGCAAGTGCTGGGAACATCTTGGTTATTTCTGTAAGAGCCAAGTTCGCAAATGGTCCTATTGAAGAAAGTTTCATTTCAGGCAATACGGACAAAAGCGACGAAGTGCTACCAGTTACAGATGATGGAAGTCCAACATATTGTTTAAACCCAAGAGCATTAAGTCCGCGAGCAACGCTGTTTCCGAACTCACCAATGAGTGGGTAAACAATGTACTTGGTTCCATTGGAATCGGTGTGAACAAACCCTGGGTTATTAAGCCCTTGGTTAATCATCTGGAAGTCGCGAAAAGCCTGTGGATTGGTCTGAATGAGACGACCAACACGCTTTAGCGCCTGCTCCTGTGCAAAGTAGAACGGCATCACGTTACGGTGAATCATTGCAAACTGTGAGCGCAATGGTGGGTTGTGGATAAGCGGAATCATCTGCTTGGCGCCATTTTGGGCCGCTAGGCGTACCGCATCATCATCCGTAATCAAACCAGCATCAACCATCGGCTTAAATTGACGATATTGCTCAAAAGCGTAGTGGTTGAAAATAGGTTCACGAGAAATAGAATCAATTATTGGATTACTAAAAGTTCTATAACCAGTTTGGATAATGCGTTCCATTGGTTTAATGGTTGTTGGCGTATTGAAACGACCAATAACCGCCAGTGGTTTCTGATTAACTGGAATTTCTTTAAGGTCTTTGGTATAAGTTGGCTTACCATCTTTAATGTTGCGCATAATCGAAAGATGCTCAGTTCCGTCTGCACCAGTTGTTTGGCGGCGGAAATCTGAAACCTGATTACTTGCAAAATCATCAAGGTCACTATATTCATGTTTGAGACCAACCAACTTGGCACGTTCAACCTTATACAAATCTGGGTTCTTAACCCGTACTGTATGTAGGTCGGCTATCTTTTGCCACTTTTGGTCTTGCGTAAGTGTGTCCCATTCTGGGGCGTGCTTTAAGCCACCAGGAACATGGTCCAAATAGTCTTTGGCAATATCACGAGCCATCTGCTCATTGCGCAATTTAGAAGTACCAAGAGCCCAAAGGCGATTAAACTGTGGGTCTTGACGACTAAAAAGGTCGTAAAAGTTTTGGCCAGGTACGCGACTGTGGGTAAGTTGTTTCATACCCTGGTCAATTTCTTCATCAATCGCATTGCCATACTGGGCAAGGTGGTTAGATGCAGATGCGGCAGGAAGGGTCATGCCAGCGTATTGTTGCTGGAACTTGTGGATAAACTCTAACTTATCTTTTGCAAAATAAGGAGTAATCTTGTAAGCAACAGCACCAACTGGACGCTTGGCAATAAAGGCCGCTTCTTTGGCTTTGCTATCTAACCACTCTGTAACAGAGTTACGACGAATTGGCTTGCCAGTTTTAAGACCATTAAGGTCTTCATCTGTGGCCGCTTCGGTGACTTTGGATGCTGCTTCACGAACTTGAGCCTTTTCAAGTCTCGTGCCATAGCGCATACCGCGACTAACGAGGAAGTTTTCTAGGTAATCACCAAGTCCAAAACGGATGATTTGGTGTAACGCCTCATTGGAAGCAACGCGGATACCAAAACCAGAGGTAAGCAATGTAAGTGGAGCAAAGATTTTTTCGGTGTAATAACTAAAGAAATCATCTGCACCGTTATAAAGACGGTTGTACACATTGGCATTGGCAACCTCTTTGCGAAGTGCCTTAAAGTCAATAATGCCGTTTCCACCTTCATGGTAGGTCCAAATACCAATGTTTTGAACCGTACGAGGAATCGCTTGGTCTGGCACCCATGGTGCACTATTGCCAAATGGCACTTCATCACCACTGATTGTAACACCTTGGTGTACCTTGGTAAGAAGTGGGTCAGCAGTATGGCTTGCGGCATACATGCCTCTTACTGGTGCACCATTCATGGTTACACGTTGGGCAAAAGACATTACATGGTCAAGAAGGTTGGAGTCATCTCTAATGCCAGCAGTCTTGACAATCTCTTTGAGAAGTTCGCCATAGTCGGCCATCTTCTCATTAAGGTCTGGGTTAAGAACAATCTTAGATGTCTTTTCCAGGGCAAGATTACGTGGTAGCGCATAACGGGCCATGTTGTAGATAGCCTCAAATGCACTTGGGTCATTAAAGTCAATTTCGTCACCAGATTGCGCAATTAACTTAGAGTTAACCGAAAGCGCTTTGTATCCAGTAAATGTACGCAACTTACCAGCAAGAGCATTGGCTACATTGCCATTAAGCAATCCACCTTGAAGAATCTTAGTCTGGTTGTAGCCATTTGCGTCCTGTAAACGGTTGCCTTCTGCGTCTGTAACATAAACTTTCTTGGGAAGTAGAAGGTTACGCTCTTCGTTGGCTGTAGTTTCGCCAGCGGCATCATAAATCTTTTTGGCAACATTGCCAGCGAGTGCTTGAGCAAATGTGCGCGTTGGCAAAACCAGGTTGTTAATTGCGGAAACTGCCACATTGTCTGCAAAGTCAGCAGAGTGCAAAGACTGGCCAAGAACTTGAGCAGCCTCACGGCCATTAGATGTATTAGCAAGGTCCTTAATAACTGTTTGAGTTACCTGGTTAGCAAGTTGAGGGTATTTAGTTGCAATCTCGGTAGGGTCTTTAGTGGCACCAATATCATCTAAGGCACGGCCCACATTACCAATGTTGGAACCACCAGCAAGACGGTTAATTGTGCCAGCAACAGGATTCTGTGATTTGTAAAGGTCATACATATCCAGCAATTGCTGTGGGCTAGTTGCTACACCAGCGCGCTGAATCAACCACTTTTGAATACCAGAAGCAGACTGGGCATAATCTTCCGTTGGAATTAAAATACCCTTTTTGGTGCCATCGGCCATCTCTTGAAAAACAAAACTACCTTCTGCATCTTTTGCTGGTTGAATAAAACGGCCAGAAGAAATGCCAGAAGAAACCTTACCCCCAATAATTACTGGGTCAAACTCAAGGTCTGCCGCGGCATCAGTAGCGCCAGAAATAAACTGGCCAATGCCATGCTGTGTATCGCGTAGTGTGCCAAGGCCTGGAATGTTACTGAGACCAGTTGCCAATTCACGACCAGCAGAAACTTTGTAGTTTGGGTCATTTGACATCATTAAAGCATCATGGTACTGTGGAACAAGGCGACCAAATAGGTTGCGCTCGCCAGCCATAGCCAAATCTGCGCCTGCAACGGCGCCAAGTGGGTCTCCACCGCTAAATACTGCACCAGCAGTAGCGGAACCAAGAACACCAAGAGTAGCAAGAAGTCCTTGTGCTACACCATGCTTGGCATAAACGGCACTGATAAACTTGTAATCTTTTTGAATCTCTTGAAGTGGCTTATTTGCCCACTGTAAAAGGGTACTAACGCCTGGTACAGAAGTCACAGTCTTTGTAACTTTTGATGCAATATCTTCAACGCCGCTAAGGGCATCATGCAAAATGCCACCAGAGTTGTTATCAACTTGGTGTTGTACAACAGATTGGGCTTTTGTAGCAAGGTCTGCACCAGCCACAGCACCAACTGTGATATTGGGGTTATTTGCAGCAACAGTGGCTGCGACTACATCTGGATAACGACGTACAGCATTGCCAGCATCGGATGTAATCTTGTTTGCCGTTTGAACATTTTGGTCTTGGGGAGATTGTGGAAGAGGCATAGTGCCACTCATAAATTAACTCCCTAAAGTGTTAGCAAGCGTTTTAAGCACTGGTGAAGCCGCTGGGCTCTGTGCCAATCCTTGAATAATAGATTTTGCGGTTTGTCCGCCAATAGCCGCCGTAGGTGGAAGTCTAAGTGCTTCTCTGCCTGGGCCTGGACCAGAATCGGCACCAGATGTAACTGGTTCGTCTGGACGTTGTGTGGGTACTGTCAAAGGTGTAACTGCTGGACCAACTGGAGCGGGCATGCCTTGTTGTCCTGATGGTGCTGGGGTTGAGCCAGGTGTACCAGATGCGGCCATTGGTGCGCCTTGCTGTAGGCCCATAAGGCCACCATCTCCATAATCACCACCCGCAATCCAACGAGCGGCCTGCTTTCCAGCAGGACCGCCGTCGGTGCGTTGTGATAATGAGCCAGGACCCGAAGATACGGCGGGGTTATTAGGTGTTCTGAGTCCGCCTGATGTCATTTCGTTTCCTTTTCACTAACTTTACTTGATTGGTTTTCCAACTGTGGTGCTTGCTCCACCATGTCCACCAGGTTGCTTTCCATAAAGAATTGGGGATGCACCTGGTGTAGCACCAGCGCGAGGTGTTGCTTGAGTTACATTCTGAAAACCAGAACGTGGTTGGTCTGCTCCCTTACCACCCTGATTCTTTGGGTGTGGGACACTGGTCTGTAGACCGATTGTTGTTGCCATTTTTTTCTCCTATAGGTAGTTTTCTACCAGTCCCGTCAGACTGGCGAGCGTCGGCTTAAACCAGCGCTTAGACGAGGATTACCAGTTTGGTTCATTCCCGCCAATAGTGATTCCATTGCTGGAGGTTGCCCATTAGAAGAGGCCCCTGGCGGAGCAATTTGTGGGCCTGACGCGCCAGGTGTAGGCTGCTGTCCAGGTGCGGCTACAACGCCAGAGGGTGCTTGTGCTGGAGGCGTTGGTGCAAATGCCTCTTCCAGCAAATCTTCAATTTGCTTTCCTTGCTGGCGTCCCTTAATTACGGTTGCCAGACCAGAAAGAATGTTTGAAGGGTCTTGACCCTGCATAACCATTTGTGGTAATGCCTGTGACAGTGCGCCCATAACGCCAATAGCGGCATCGCGCATTTCTTCAACTTGAATCTGTTGGGTTTCCTCGGTGATGTTAATTTCCCAAGGAAGGTTGCGTTGCAAAAAGTCTCTTGAAACGAGTTTATCTCCACGGGCTTGAAGGCCAAAGACAAGAGCCCTGTTTGGGTCAAGTCCAGCCATAAGACCGTAGGTTGCGTCACAGTGGTAGTTACCATTGATATCGCGTGATGGGATGTAAGTCAGTTCATATGGAGAACCAGAGTTGATTCCGCTTA